ACAACTGATCGCTTTGATTCTGCACCAATGTCCTGTTGCATAGCCTGCATGGTGCCCTCTTCGGGCACGTCACCGTAGCTATAACGGTAGGTGGAGCGGTTACGGAAGATAACGATGTCGTTATAGCCCTGTGCAATTGCGGTGATCCATTGACCATCGCCGCCACCGATTTCGACATACATTAGGTTGTTATCAACATTTGTCCACACCCAGACGGAAGTTGATTCGCCTGATGGGCCAGCGGTTGAAACATTGCCCCAGTAGACAATGTTTGCAGTAGAGGTACCCTTGACTCCAAAGCCAAAGAAGCGGTTCTGGAATAGTTCAATGCCAGACATGTAAGGCATCGAAGTGGTTGCAGTAAAAGTGCCAGCTTCCCAGTATCCGCCTGACTGAGTTTCAGAACATAGAACAATCTTGTTCAGGTACTGAGTGCAGTCTGAAGCTTTAAAGGTTGCAATCTGCGTCCAAGCGTGGGTGAGCACATTGAAGATCCAGGTCTTACTGTTAGTTGACGCAACAAGGTAACGGTCGCCGTTCGCCTGTACATAAGTGCCAAGTAGGTCAAATGGTTCGCCAGTGACAGGAGTTACGACATTAGACCCAGAGTGCTGCTGAATGTAGATAGGCGGGCGTGACATAAGAGCACCGTTAGGTGAAAACTCAAAGTTAACAATTGAAGCAAGCTCGCTGTCAGCAATTGCTGATTGGTCCCAGTAGTTGTTTAGACCACCAGTAAACTGCTGCAGTGTTGCTGAGCGTTGACGGATGATTGTTGACATTTATAGCCAATCTGATGGGTCTGCAAGAACCTGATCGTAAAGCGAGGATTCGACTGAGTTTTCCTTGTTGCTTAGGCGGTTTAGGCCATCACGGAACTGGCGGTCCTTGTACGCTGCTGCGTCATAGTTCTCATCCATCTCCAAGGCTTGCGAGATGACATAGTTGACAAGCTGGTTAAAGTAGCGGTCTGGGATGTTTACGGTGTCAGTTAGCGCAGCAAGCGAAGTTGGGTTCTTGATGTACTCAAGCTTCAAGCCGTTAGTGATTGACTTGTTTGGCACTGGGTAGAAGGTTACAACACCTGCACGCTCGTACCAGATCTCTGGACGGTCTGCACGCTCAAGCTTGGTTGGGTCATACTTCATAATGAACTCGCGAGCTTCCTGCGGAGTTACATTGTCAATTGGGTAGCCGTCAATATAGATGGCTTCAATGAGAAGAACTTTGTCTGAAGGGAAGGTGTAGTCGCTCTGACCCGATACAAGGTTGGTGACCTTCATGTCGCGAAGAATTGGGTTTGAGTTTACAATCTCGCGCTGACCATCATTGATCCAGTGCAGGATTGATACATCCTCAAGCTGTGCGCCAGAAGTGTCACCGAACTGCGAGCGAACTCGTGAGCCGATGTCGTTTCCTGTGTAGGAGAATTCTTCTGCTGGCATAGTTACCTTCTAAGAGTTTGGCCGTCGTGACGGTAGGTGTTCTTGTTGGATTTCATGATGGACTTCATGACATCCTTTTTCTCGGCACGCCACTCTTCCTCGCGCTTTGCCTCAAGCGCAGCATTTGCCATCTCTAACAAGTGTAACTTATTCACCTTAGAGTTAGGATCGTGCATGTTGTTTTCTAATAGACGAGCGACCAGCCTGTGGTTAACCTCAGCCTCTGCAACATTGGTAATCAGGTAGGCAGGGAGCATGTGAGGTTCGTCGATCAGAGCGAAGTGGCGCTCTGGGTCAAACTGTGGGTGATCAGGTGGCATACGAATAAGGCGCACGGTTGGGAAAATGTCTTTAATTACTGCGGCTACTCTGCGATGTTCATCTGAGTGCAGTCCGTCTATCTGCGAGAAATCAATCATGTATCTATTGTAATAAAAAACCCCGCTACCTGGCGAGACGGACCAAGTAGCGGGGAGTTTTTATTTACGGCTTATAGCTCTGCGATGTTCGAGAGCTTAGCGTGTGCGTTACGACGGTAGGTACCAATTTCCGAGTACTGGAAGATGGTTGCCTTGTAAGCGTCGGTGTCGCCTGCGCGGGTCCACATTGAACCATCGCGGTCCATCCATGCCCAGTCGCGCTTGCGGTTGATGACTAGCTCGTTTGAAGACAAAGCGTAAAGGGTTCCCTTTGGCGCTGCGTAGTCTGAAACGAACTTGATTGGCTTACCTAGAGCCTCGAAGGTGAATGAACGCTGGCCACCAGTTAGGGTTGCACCGTTGGTGAACTGGCGCAAGCTAGTTAGCAAGTTCCAGTAAGCGTTGTAAACACCAGGAGAAGCTAGGAATACGTCAACTTCGCCACCCTGCTTGTCAACCTTCTGAACGAGGTTGATCAATGCTAGCTCGGTTAGGGTACCTGGGGTACCTACTGAGCCAAGGGTTTCTACAGTTGAGTTCCATACGTCAACAGTTGCACCATCAATGCCGTGTAGCGAAGTGCCAGAAGCAACAATCGCGCCAAGACCAGTTAGTTCCTTGTTGAATGAGTTAGCGCCTGATACACCGCGAACGATGATGTCACCAGCGGTAACCGCAACAGCGGTGTCGAATACTACAACACCAGTTGACTCGTTTACAGAAACAACTTCGATACCTGCGTACAGAACGGTAGGGGTTCCGTCAACTAGGTCGGTTCCTGCAAGAAGCGAAACAACCATGCCTGGCTCGATGAAGTGAGCGTCAACGAAGTCTACTGAGGTGTCAGCAGTTGAGTCGGTGGTCTTTACTACACCGAGGGTACCTGAACCATCACCATAGATCTGGCGGTTTAGGTCGCGAGCTAGGTCGCGCTTTAGGCCCTTGATTTCACCATCAACAACGTTGATGAATGAGTTGTAGTTGTCTGCAGCCTGCTCGAATAGCTGACCATCAACCTCGATAGCACCGTATAGGTTCTTGAGGTATAGGTGAGCCTGCTTGTACTTCTGTGCGCCTGCTACTGGTAGAGCTTCGCGAACGCCACGCGCACCGATGCCCTGGTTACGACCGATGTGAGTGTCAAAGATGACCTCTTTACCGTTCTGGGTGATGTGCTGTGATGATGCTTCGATGAACTCCAGTGCTGGGTTCTTGTCGCGTAGCTGCTCGTGAAGGTCGCCGTAGACTAGCTTCAGAGCGTCAGATGCGAAGGTTAGGATTCCCTGACCTGCCATGATTCACTCTCCTAAGAGTAAGTTGTAAAACAAAGATTAATTTTGCCCTCTGCCCTGACCACTCTTAGGTGGCTGTACGTAGACACTAATAGTTTATAGCAGAAATAAACCCCTACGCCTTGTGAGCATAGGGGTTTATCTATTTAGATGTTTAGCGTGACTTGTTGTACTGGTCAAACATCTGAGCAAGCATTTCGCGCTTACCCTTGTCGTCCTTTGGAATGCTGAGATCTGGGGCTACAACGCCCGCTCCGCCTGCATTTCCAACGATTGTAGGTGCTGGTTCAGCTGAGCCCGCAGGAGCAAAGCCGCCTGGGATCATCTGGCTTAGTTGTCTAGCAGCATCGGCTACTGAGATCTCTCGCCCTGCGTTCAAAGCGGCGTTCATTAGGTCATAGATTGCAACCTCGTGTGCCTCAGTGATGTTGTGCTGCGATTTCAGCTGAGACATTTCAGACTCAAGCTCTACAGTGTAACGGTCAGTTTCCTTAGCCAATTCCTGTTGGTAGATGTAGTCATCAGCTTCAGACTGCTTAGCCTTCAGCGCATCGATCTCCTTCTGGAGAGCCTTAGGAATCTTTTCACCCTCGAACATGTCCTCGAAGTCTTCACCGGACTCTTCTTCCATTAGGTCCTTAGCAACCTGCTTAGCTTCCTCAGCTAGCAAGCCCTGGTCCTTTAGGTAAGTCTGAAGTGAAGTGTAAACCTCGGTAGGGTCATTCTCGATTGCGCGAGCAAGGTTCAAGCCGCCCTTGATAAGGTCAGCCGAAACTCCCTCATCAACAAGGTCCTTAAACGGAGTGTACTTCTCTAGCTGCTGCTGGAAATACTTGTCCTGCTCCTGTAGGTATGGGGTTACCTTTGAGTGCCATGCTTCTGGCAGCTCAGCGAGCAACTTGTCATACGCTGGGTGTACTTTAGTTTCTTCGGCGGCTTCTACTGAAGAATCAATCTCAGTAGTCTGCTCAGGTGATACCTGCGTCTCGTCAGACATATTTTTCCTTACTGTAGTTGCTGAGCTGTCTGCCCAGTTTGATCTGGCATTCCAGCAGCTTCAGGTGAAGCAGATGGGTTGCCCTGTACAGCAGCCTGCATAGCCATTTGTTCGGCTTGCTGCTGCTGCAAAGCTGCTTGGTGCATTGCGATGTGCTTCTGGAACTCAGCCTTAATGCTGTCATCCAAAGTCTCAAATGACTGAGACTTGCGGAAGCGGTTGTGAACTTCGACGTGCACTGCGTGGTTGTCGTAGTCGTGAACCTGAATAACCGCAGGGACCTGCAGAGGAATTGGAGCTCCGTTTGCATCAACCTGACCAGGAACAACCTTGTCTGGCTCACCGCTTGCTGCGCCCTGCTCCCAGTTCTGCTGGAACTGTTGAATGTTCTCTGGAGTCAGACGCTTCATCATTAGGTTCTCGCGTGATGCGTGATTCTCGTCAAGCTTGATTAGGTTGTAGAAGTTCTTGAGCATACCCATGTCAAGGATCTTCAAGCCATCCTGTGGAGAGATAAAGCCCATCTTCATCCATTCAGTAATCAATGACTGACGCGCTGACTTTGAGGTTGGAAGGGCTGAGCCTGACTCGATGCGGATATCGTTACCTGAAGCAATGTCTGCACCTGAAAGCATTGACGCATCGAATGATCCATCAAGACCAGTAGTCTTCACTAGGCGCTCATTAGTTACGTACTGAATGAAGAGCGACAATGACTGCTTAGCAGTCTTCTCGATCGCAGCCTCGAGGCTTGAGAACACGGTTGCAAGGTAAGAGTCGTCGCGCTCCTGCAAGTAGTTGATTGCAGTTGCTGCAGTTACTCCACCGTTGCCACCACGAGAAACCTGATGCTGACCCGAGATGTCCTCGAAGTCTGCCTGTAGGTGCTCTAGCTCCTGCAGAACATAGTTCGGCAATGGCTGGATAGGGACTGGGGTTGGACGGTTGAAGCCTGGGCGTACTGGAATCCAGATACCAGCCTTAGCTGAAACCTTCTTCGGGTCAACTGAGCCCTCGTCGTACATCATCTGAGGCTTAGCCATAAGGTTCTTGGCCTGAATGATCTGTGAACGAGTGCGGTTAAGCTCACGCTGCAAAGGGATCAAGTTCTTGATCACTGAGCGACGGTAGAATTTTCCAGTCGGGATGCTGTAAGTGTGAGCAAAAGGGTACTGCTTGTGAGAATAAGGAATACCATTCTCAGCAAACTGCACAATTTCGTTGTCCACGATGGTTACAAGGCCACCCTTTGGAAGATAAGGGCAACCGTTTGGCTTGGCCCACATCTCAATAACTAGAACTGCGTCAGGCTTTGAGGTTAGAGAACCGCGGTTATCCATTAGAGCTGCGTCAAGAATCTCAGTTGCTGAGACTTTGGTTGGAACGAAGTCTGCAGGGAGAACACCTGCGAAGTTGGTCTTGACCCACTGCTCGCTCTTTGTATAGACGTTGAAGATGTATGGCTGGTTCTCTAGATCTTCTTCAGTGGTGTCAGGTACGAACAAGTGGAACGGAGAAATAACTTCGTGCTCTACGTCGCCAGTCGAAACAACCTGCTGGATTACGCGCTTCTGCCCAGTGTATGGGTCAACGACTGGAGTTGGTTCGATCTGCTTAGCAGATGAGTCCCAATAGGTCTTGATAAATGCGTTGCCTGTGACTGCACGCCAGAATTCCGACTTCTGTAGGATTTCTGTCTGGAAGTTAGCCTTGTTGTACATGGCCTGCCAGACCTGCTCGGCAGCCTGTGCAGCCATAAGGTCGTCGTCATCGTTTGATGCAGGAATGACGGTTGCACTTGGGTGACCTGAGGTTGTCTTAGCAATCTCGGTACGGATGATTGGCTCAATGCGGTTGATGGTAATGCGAGGGGTACCTGCAGGGTTTGGCGGAGCCTGTAGGATCTGCCCGTTGCCCTTCTCAACCCACTCGTGGTACTGCTTGCCGTTGTAGAAAGCAAGCTGGAGGTACCAGTCTTGCTCTTCAAGCTTACGAGCCTGCTTTGCCTTCTCATACTCAGCCTTCACCCATGCGACTAGCTTCTTAGAAGAATCCTTCTTCTTGAACTGGTTGAGGATTGAATCTTCAGCCATTTCACCTTCGAGCTGAGTGCCCTTAATGTACTGACCATCTTTGCCAGCAAAGTATTGCTCGTTAGCCATAAACCTATTCCATATCGCTTAGGCGTGCGTCAAATGCAGCGTCCATCAATTTAGCCTCAGCCTCTAGTCTAGCAAGTTCAAGCTCATCCCCTGTTTGAATGAGTCCAGTAAATGGCTCTTCGGTGTAGTTGGAGACTGCGTTCACCTGCTGGAACGCCATAGGGTCTTTACTTGCTAGCAGATTTGCGAGGTGCGTTGTTAGCTGGCTTTGCTCGTTGTGCATCTGTAGCAGGTTGTGCGACTGGTACGTCAGAGCTTTCAGCATCTTCTGCACTAGAAACACTGTCGCCGTAAGAAACAGCAAAGATAAAGTCAGTAACGCGACTACGAATTCCATTAATAAGATCCTCTACATGGTCTGGGATACGAGCTAGTTCGCGCTCGTGCGCTTCTAGGTCTGCTTCTAGGTTGCACATCTGCTCTTGCAGTGGGGCTTCTTCTACGTAACCGAGAAAAAGTGAAAGTTCAATTGCACATTTTCTGCAAAGTAAGTTGCTTCCGCCATCTAGGCGAGTTCCGCCAATGTCAAATAGTTGTTTGGTTGCACCGCATGAAACGCAAATCCCAGGGTAAGGACCGCCGTTTTCAAAGTAGTTAAAGTGTCTCATTTTATCCTTCTAGTTCTAGTGTCGAAGAGTTTCCTCGCCACTGATTTCCCCAGCCATCTCCTTCATCATAGTCAGAAGCTGGACTTGTTGCATTAAATTCGGTTCTAAAGATGCTGTGGAACTCTTCGCGCTTACCTTCGCTGAACTGCGCTTCTGGGGTCAAGTCTGCCATAAAAGTCATCGCGTACTTGAGAGCGTCGTAGCAGTGGTTATCCTTGTCGCGAATGTCTTCGAGCTTGTTCTTCTGCTCAGCAACCTTTGGCGAAGCATGCTTCTTCCATTTCAGCTTAGGTAGCTCAGCAATAAGGTGAGCACAGTCGTCAGTAAACATAAGCCAAGGCTTGTTAGTCTTTGGGTTGACCTTCATGTATTGCTGGATGCGCTCGAGGCCCACACGTCGATCATTAGGGATTTGATCAACTGCAATGTAGATGCCATGCTTGGCGTACTCCTGCAGGATTGAGGTGCCCGTGTGTTCCTTGGTCTGTTTGATTGCAGGGTCACCAGTGGTTAGATAGACCTCTGCGCCAGACTCTCGGATGATCTGCTTCGTCTCTTTGTTGACGACCTCAGCATGCTGGGCAACATTCCATTTGTCTTGGTAGTGCTCTTTGAAGACTGTAATAGTGCCATGTTCGTCAACTGCCATCCACAACCAGACGGTGGGGTTGGTGTATCCGCTATCCATTGTTCGAATAATTCGATGCTTGCTAGTGGGTTTGAACTGTCCTTTAGGAATACAGTGTGTGAGAGGACTGAATTCTGGAAAGACTGAACCGCCAAGATGGACGTACTGTCCGTTCTTTCGGATGAGTCGCTCTTCAGGGGAAAGCGCCTCCATGTAGCGAGCAATAGCTTCTTTAGAGAGAGTTGGGTTATCTTCCATGCTTGCTTCAACAATTCCAATGTCCTTAGTTCCCTCCTTTGCTGGTATAAATACGTCATCAAAAATCCACTCCATGCCTTGCACAGGAGTCTGGCTCATCCACCAATCGCCGTCCGTATCCACAAGACGCGCAAGGCATTCTTGCCAAACGGTCTTAGGGCACTCTTCGTCAAAGTGAACGAAGTGGCGGGATGAACCTGCGAACTTGTCAAGGTCCTGGTCTTGCGACATGAACTCGACGAAGCTGCCGTTATTTAGTGTGAGCACATGGCGCTCTCGGGAGTATGAATCTTCCCAGCTGCCATTGATCAGATACTTCTTAGGAAGCCACTGCTTCCACAAGGGCAGGATAATCTTATCTACACCGTTCAGGAAGTCAACCGCGACCACTCGACCGCGCACAGGGCCTTCTGGGGTCTTGCGCCACGGGTGCGAGTGCGTGACATAGTAGATGCCCTCAAGCGTAGAACCTACAGATTTGCCTGAACGGTTACCGCCAATGTATAGGCGAGCCTTGTTCTGCATCTCATGAAAGAGTTGCTGCTTCTCACTTGGCTTGTAGTTATACAAGTTAGGCGCATGAACCGATTCCTGCAGCCCTTCACCTAGACGGAGAAGAACATCTTGTAAATCGAAGCTATCTTTCGCCACGAATAAGACCTACTAGATCAGTTAGTCGGATTCTGACAAGAGTATTATCAAGGGAATCCAAGTGAGATTTAAGGTGAATAAGATCGCCCAGATTGGCATAAGCCCACCATTCGCCAGCACGAGGATAGCCAACGCCAGCCCGCTGAGTAACAAGGAAGCCAAAAGCCCCATTAGCGTTTTTCTTTTCGAGCTCTGCTTCTTGGAACCATTTTTCGATTTGTCCATACGAAGCCTCCTTAGCAGCCTTACCGCCCTTGACTTCAAAGACAATCAGCCCACGCAATGGTTCGCGTAGCCAGACATCGCCTTCATCATTTGTACCCTTGAGTACATTGCGGTGCGCCTCTAATTCGGTGTAGCCCTGCGAAAGTACAAAGTTTCGTACAGCAGTTTCGGCAGCCGTGCCGATTTGTTTCGCCTTACTCATAGTCGTCTCCTTTAAGTATGCGATAGAATTCTAACATGGCTAATGTTGCGTCTCCAGAGGAAGTGAACTTCTTTCACCTCAACTCTGACAAGGACTCAGCCAAGACAGCTTTGCACCACACACTAGGTTTAGGTCCTAATCAGGCTTCTCCTGGCAATCACAATCACGATGGCAAGAACTCTGCTCGTATCAAGTTCTCTGACATTGAAGGCGGAATCTGGAATCTGGACGGCGGCGAACCTGGGACTATATACACCCCTATTCCGCACATTGATGGCGGAGGAATCATTTAATGCCTCGAGGTTATTACACTAGAACCTATGTAAGAACTACCAAATTTCGAGATTGTCAGGATCACGACTTTGTTGCACAAAAAAATAAGCCTAATGACTGCAAAATATGCACTCAGCGCTACTCCGCAGAACATGCTCGATTAGCGCGTACAAGAACTGCTGCAGTAGTGGATGCTTATAAACTTTCAGTAGGTTGTGCTAAATGTGGCTACGCAGAGCATCCAGCTGCTTTAGAATTAGATCACATAGTTCCTGTTACTTTGATTGGTAAAAGAAAATTCCCCAAGACAAGAGCCAACTATAGAGACCTTATTTTTGATCCAAATATTCAAGTGCTTTGTGCAAACTGCCATCGCATAAAAACTCGTGAAAACGGCGAACATCTCTTGAGGAGGGCAGACTAGTGGCAGTTATTATCCAACTGCGTAGAGGTGCTGCATCTCTATGGACCTCCGCAAACCCAACTCTTGCCGACGGAGAAATGGGTGTTGAAGACGACACCCTCAAAGTCAAGATTGGTAACGGCACCTCTAACTGGGTTTCACTCCCTTACTTTACACAGGGTGCTGCAGGTCTATCTGCCTACCAAATTGCGCTTGCTGAAGGCTTTGTTGGAACTGTAGAACAGTGGCTTACCTCCCTCATCGGTGAGACTGGCGCTACTGGCGCACAGGGTATCCAAGGTATTCAGGGCATCCAAGGACCTAAGGGCGATACTGGCGATCAGGGTATTCAAGGTAATACTGGCGCTACTGGAGCTACTGGCAATACTGGCCCTCAGGGTATCCAAGGTGAACAGGGTATCCAAGGAATCAAGGGCGATACTGGCGATCAGGGTATTCAAGGTATCCAAGGCGAACAGGGCATTCAGGGCATCCAAGGTATTCAGGGTGAGACTGGAGCTACTGGCGCACAGGGTATTCAAGGCATCAAGGGTGACACTGGCGATACTGGTGCTGCTGGTGCTACTGGCCCAAAGGGTGACAAGGGTGACACTGGCGCTACTGGTGCTGCTGCCACCATTGAGGGCTCAGTGCCGACTGTTGGCGATCTACCAACTACAGGCGTTGCAGTAGGCGATGGGTACATTGTCGATGCTGACGGTGACCTATACATTTGGAACGGTACGAGCTGGACTAGTGTAGGTCAGATTGTTGGACCCCAAGGACCGACAGGCGCAACTGGTGCGACAGGCGCAACTGGTGCGACAGGCGCAACTGGTGCTACTGGTGCACAAGGTATTCAAGGTATTCAAGGTATCAAGGGTGACACTGGAGATACTGGTGCACAGGGCATTCAGGGTATTCAGGGTATCCAGGGTATTCAAGGTGAAACTGGTGCTACTGGTGCTCAAGGTATTCAAGGTATCAAGGGTGATACTGGAGATACTGGCCCGCAGGGCATCCAAGGTATTACTGGCGATACTGGCCCACAAGGTATTCAAGGTATTCAAGGTGTCAAGGGTGACACTGGCGATACTGGACCTCAGGGCATCCAAGGTATTCAAGGCGAAACTGGAGCAACTGGTGCAACGGGTGCTACGGGTGCAACTGGAGCTACGGGTGCAACTGGGCCTGCAGGACCTGGTGTTGCTGCTGGTGGAACTACTGGACAGATCCTTGCAAAGGTTGACGGCACTGATTACAACACAAGCTGGATCGACAACTACACAGGTCAGGTCAAGCACCTTGTAAAGAACAACTCTGGCGCAACAATGCCAAAGGGTTCTGTTGTTTATGTTTCGTCAGCCGATGGAACTAACATGAATGTTTCGTTATCTGACGCAGACACTGAGGCAACCTCATCTAAGACGATGGGTCTACTTGAGTCTGAACTGATTACTGGCGGTATTGGCTATGTGGTCAGCGAAGGCTTGATTGCTGGACTAAACACTAACGCTGCAACTGCAGGACAATCAGTTTGGCTATCAAGCACAGCAGGCGGTTTTGTCTTTGGCGCTCCGCCAGCAAAGCCAGCACACTCTGTCTACCTTGGTGTTGTCACCCGCGTACAAAGCAACAATGGTGAAATCTTTGTCAAGGTTCAGAATGGCTTTGAGCTAGAAGAGCTCCACAATGTTTCGATCACTACGCCAACTGAGTCGCAGGTTCTAAAATACGACTCGGCCAGTGGGCTTTGGAAAAACTCTTCTGCTCCAATGGGTTATGCTAACATTGATGGTGGAGCGTCAAATTCAATTTATGGCGGAATCTCACCAATCTCTGGTGGAAATGCGAGTGGAGTCTAATGGCTGTTCAAATTCAATTCAGACGCGATACTGCCGCGAACTGGACTAGCGCTAACCCTACCCTTGCGGTAGGTGAGCTTGGTCTAGAAACTGACTCAAAGCTTTTCAAGATTGGCGATGGTTCAACGGCTTGGACCTCCCTATCTTATGCAGCTCTTTCAGTATCTTCACTTACTGGAGTTTTGCTGCAGGGATCGACTCGCGAAAAAGTTACCGTTGTTGGTACTGGCTTCGCTGGTTATGCCTACGATGTCACTACTAGCGGTGAAGTTCAGTACATCACTGCAAACTCGACTGCTTCAGGAACTGTCAACTTCCGATCAACTTCAGCTGTTTCGCTAAACACCCTGATGGCCATTGGCGAGTCAGTAACCGCAACCTTGCTTGTTACTAATGGAACTACCGCCTACTACCCAACTGCTTGGCAGATCGATGGCTCAGCTGTTACCCCTAAGTGGCTTGGCGGAACTGCTCCAACTGCTGGTAATGCTTCAGCAATTGACATTTATACAGTCACGATCATTAAGACTGCTTCGGCTACCTTTACAGTATTGGCTTCGCAGACTAAGGCAGCATAATGCCTTTACTTCAAACTTTTGGTAATGCAACAGCTAGAGCTTGGCGTAGATATGGTCCGACTTCGGCTGCTGCCGATTATGAACTGATCAGCACAACCATCCTTGGTTCGTCTGCGGCTTCTGTAACCTTTTCAGGGTTGGGGACTAGCGCGGCAGCTTACAAGCATTTGCAGATTCGTGTAACGGCACGAACTGACCGCACTGGCGCAGACTCAGACCCGTTAATTCTTCGTTTTAATAGCGACAGCGGAAGCAACTATGCACGTCACGGCTTGCTTGGTTACAACTTCGGCGGCTCCGGTGCCGTTCAATCAAACGCTGGAACATC